GCTTCCAAGTCCCAGGATAAGGGCACCCAGATTTCAAAGCGCTTCGAGCCTTTAGTTTGAGTTTGTGTTAAGGCAGAGATACGATCCTACTTGATACATTGTTGTCATGAGTTGGCAACAGAGGCAGCCAGGGTTTGGCAAAACCCCAGCTGTGACACGCAATCCTACCGTCGAGTGCTCAAAGCCTCATGGTCACCCGACCTTAGCAGCACAAAGAGCTGTCGCGGAGGATGACGTACGTCAGAAGTTGGTTAGAGAAGGAACAACATGTAGAAACGATGTCCTGTTGGACATTGGTTCGGGAAGTGGTGGTATGAGTCGTGCAGTGAAGTCTGCCAAATTTAAAGACTATAAGGGGTACCACCACTGCATGTTCCCGGTGAGTGACTGGGCGGATTTCGATCGAGTGGAGAAACTCCAAACACTCATCAATTCCAATGCTATTAAGTACATTGGAGATGGATCGGATCCGGTTCGTAACAAAGTTAACTATTGTCATCATTCTGCTAGTGAATGCACTTGCATGCAGAAGTATTCAAAACCTCACGCCATGTCCGTACATTCGTTGTACTATTTTGAAAGGGAAGACTATGCAGCTATTGCTGCTCAGTACCCTATGTTTTATGCAGTAGTGCACCATACCGAAGAGGGGCCAATCCCCTTGGAGAAACCAGAGTATATGGTTTCCCGGAGTGAAAGTTATTTCACCCGTTTCGTAAATTGGTTGCAAAGCAAGCAGGACAGTGTCAAAATGGTGCCGATTTGCGAGGGGGGTACGTGCTATGAACATAGAGCGATACAACCCGAATTGCGCGCGGGGGGAAGGTATTTTGACAATAGAAGGCGGTTGAGCAACACACATTTCTTAGCGTTGACAACAGCCATAGCTTCTGTTACTTTCAGTTGGAGAACTACTCTGCTATTTCTTGCAGGCACAAAGCTTTATAACTTTGTGTATGACAGTTTCCCGAATTTGTTTGCTACGCAAACCGTAAGGTATTATCCGTGCTCGCAGGTCACTTCTGACACTGCTGAGCCATCCACATTCATTTGGCGAGTGGCTAGTAGCTTCGGCTACCAGCCACTTGTTAAGAATGAGCTCGCAAAGAAGCCAGTGGATTGTGAACCTGAGACCTTAAGGCATGCGCAGATGTTGGAGATGGCAAAGAAATCCAACAGGACATCGGGAGAAGTGGCAGAGGATATGAGGCGTGCAACAGCCTCAATCATGAGATCCACTGGAAAAGGTTTCGACGAAGTTGTCAAATGTGTTAAGAAAGCACAATTTCAGACCCACAAGCAACAAATCAACTTGGCTTTTTGTGCCAGGTCCACGTCCTTATTGCGGACGATTTCGGAAAACGTTGTAGATCTGGGCGCCCGCCCGACACTTGGATCGATATTCCGAAAAGGGGCGATTATATTGACCTCATCGCTTGTGGTCAGAAAACTAACTTTGTGTTTCCGATACGGACCACGGTTGGGCTATGTCTTGGCTTGGGTCAGACTGAAAAGATCGATCCAAAACATTATCTTAAGCTTAATCATCAAAGCTTCAAATGCGAATGTGAAAGTAAAAGCGCACTTGGAGCGATTGCTGCCGGATGGGTATTTGCGTACGGCTATAGGGCTAACGCTTGCGAGACTAACGTCCACAATGCGCTATGCAATAGACACCTTGCGCTACAACCCAATGTACTCCGAACCTGTAGGCCCGTACCCGAATTGCTCAAAGAAAGGACACGTGCTAATTTTGCGGCCCATTTCAAAAGTGATTCTGAATGGCTCAACAAATGGCCTGGTTGGAAACGCGAGGCGATTCTCCTCTCCCGTGAGAGAGAATTCATGTGTCCTCAGCGAACCAAGCCATTTGTCAAAACCGAGCTTGTCGCAAAACTGGAAAATCTTGGACTCACTAAGGCCCGACTCATACAAGCATACTTTAACGAGGTTACTGCAGCTGAGTTCGCACCTTATTTCTACGCCTTGCAGAAAGGCCTTGTTGATACTTTTGCTGTTCCTTTTGTACAGGAGGAAGTGCTTTTCCATCTCCAGTCTACCTCTGGATGGACCCACGAGAAGCTGGGCGAGTGGATTAGCGACATCCCTCCAGGATGCATTTTCTATGAAAGAGACGGCAAAGCATGGGATTCAACAATGCGCAAGTGCCACTTTGATGCACAGAGACAACTATTCGACCTCATCGAACTCCTCGGTGAATTTGTCGAGAAGTGCTCGTCGCAAAGAGGCTCGTATCGTTTACGAAAACAATTCACAGACATCGTCATCAGATACGTCGCAGAGTATACCAGGAAATCAGGACACAATGACACAACGTCCGGAAACACCCTCATCAACATCCTCATCACTCTCAACTCCATCCTTGACCTTGCCGTACGCCCGACCGCGGCCTACGGATTATTCGCAGGAGACGATGCCATCGTCGCCCTTAAATTTGCAGGTCAAGCCACCCAGGAAGTGGCGGATGGTGTCTTCTTAGAGATGTCTAAGAATGAGGCCGAGTATGGGATAGCACCTGAAGGCAGGTGCTTTGTCAACATTTTGGACATATCCTATATCTCGGGAGCATGGTATCCACTTAACGGTGGGAGAGGCTGGACCTTTGGTCCAAAAATAGGCCGCATGCTCGGGAAATTGTTTTGGTCAACTTCCATTTTATCGAGGACACACAATGCAGCTTGGCGCAGTGGTGTAGCTGAGTCTTTCTTGCCAACTTTTGGTCGTTGCCCTGTACTCAAGACTTTCTTGAGGCGCCAAATCACGACCGATAAAAGAGTTAAGATCGAGAAGTACACAGCTGATTTTGCAGAAGATTCGGACATAGCTTGGGACATGTACCTCGCAACTAAGTATCACCTTTCGCAGAGTGAAATTACTAGTTTCGATGACTATCTCAAGATCCTACCACGAGAAGCAGTCATGTGTGAACATGATGTTGCAACTCGAATAATGTGTAGCGACATGTCAGATCCAGCAGATCGCCCACTAGCAATATAGGGGAGCTGTAGAATATCCTAATCTACTGAAACGTAGATTACAAGTCCCAGGATAAGGGCATAAGCACGAATGATGACTAGGAGCCAAAGACGAAGGGGAGGTTGGGCGGGCCAACTCTCGAACGTATTGGAGAATCCGTACACTCGTGCTGCCATTAAAATGGCGACTGATAAAATGGCTGGTGAGGTTCGAAAGCAATATAATGCAAAGGTAGGGAACAACAAGTTCTCAGGCCAACGAGCTAAGCCAGTTAAACAAGCCAGAACAATTATTCCAGCCGCACCGCGGAATACGGGAGTAGTGATGAAAACGGGCACGCCACAAATGAAAGTGCGGCATAATGCCAATCAATCCATCACTGTGAGGCATCGAGAACGATTTGGAAAGGTAACCCTTGGGTTAACCCCCGTTGTTTCTTCCTTTGCCCTGCAACCTGCTATTGGAACAGGTGAGTCCCATATGTTCCCGTGGTTGGCAACAATTGCCCAGAACTATGAGTTCTACAAATTCACTAGCGTTCGGATATCTTACTGCCCGAACACTGGTACCGACACTCAAGGACACGTTATTATTGCACCAGATTATGATGCACTGGATGTGGCACCAGCTGATGGTGTGCAAATGGAAAGCTACAAGAGTTCCGTTTCTGGGCCAGCATGGCAAGGTTTGGAGTGTATACTGGCACCTGGGGATTTAGCTAAAAGATCGCCCAAGTACACACGCACCACATCTTTGCCATTCACAAATGCTGACCTGAAAACTTATGACACTGCAAATATTTGGGTATACACTGAAGATGGACCGGCAACTGGTCCCATCACCACAGGTTATTTGTATGTAGACTACGTAGTTGAATTGCACACCCCTGCCCGACACGATCCCTTCACCGCGGCCACTTCAAAGGCCATGGCAAGGGATTTCTTCGGGTCGAATGGTTCAGTTTACTTTACTGGTTTGGTTAACACCAACCCCGGAACTGGAATGCTAAATGTTACTGTCACTAGTGACGGTAGGTTGGAGATATCAGGGCAACCCGGGCAGTACTATGGCTTCATGTCAAATGCTACCGAGGTACCTGACCCCAGTCTTTTCAACATTTCCGTTTCCTCCGGAGCAGAAAAAGTTGCTCTATTCACCAGGACTAATGCCATAGGAGCACCAGTGTTTAATTTCCACTTCACCTTAGCTAGCCGTCAAGACAACATAAAGATTGGCCGAACATCAATTGGAGGCTATGCCTACAAGTTATTGCTGTGGCCAGTTGGCAAGGATAAGTCTGTTAAGTTATTGGCATCACCAATTTACCAGCAGACAACCATGCACCAGCTTGAGGAGGAAGAAGATGAAGAAGCGAAATTCACAACAACCACTAAGTCTGAAGATAGCTTCGAGGAGGTCACACCTTCTCAGCCTTCAACTTAATGTGTCACCGGTGAGTGGGGGGATCGAATAGTCTTTATAGCCTTAGGGCCACGTTAGTTAAATGCGCAAACC